AAGTGGGTGCTTGTCTAGGATATAGGTTAATATTTCGGGTGTCATTTGGCATTCCTTTGGGAAGCGTCCGATAAGCACCGCTTTTGGATTGGGGTAAGCTTGTAAAATGGCTGCTAAATTGCGGTCAAAATCATGATAGTCATCTTCTTCTGCCTCTTCTAAGAAAAGGACATAATCGTTGACTTGAGGGGTGTAAGGTGTTCCGCGAAGAAGTCCAAAAGTAGATAAATTTCCACCAATGATGGTGCCAGAAGCTTTCCCTGCGTTGTAAATTTTCCATTCTGTTGGCATAAAATGACGTGGTTGTGTTGGGTCATACCAAGGGTCGCTTGACCACTCCTGACTTGGAACAAGGTCATAAGCTGATTTTGTCATGGCATTTAACCAAGCCTTGCTCTGGTAATCTTGACCTTCTTTCATTTTAAAACTAGAATATGACGGTCCCATGTAAGTGAGGTTTCCAGTTTTAGCAAAAATAGCATTCAAAAAAGCTGTCGAATCCGAATACCCACAGATAATTTTAGGGTGTTTGGCAATTAAGTCGTAGTCAAGATAGGGCAACAGTTCGTTAGAATTAAAACCACCAATCGTAGCCAGAATAGCATCAACAGAGTCATCAGCAAAAGCAGCGTGCAAATCAGCAACACGGCTCTTGATTGAAGAAGAATAGAGCATATCAGATTCTAAGTAATGTTCTGAAAATGACACACGAAATCCTAGATTTTCTAACGTTTCTTTGGCAGAAAGGTTGGCTTCAAATCCACCCAAGCGAGCAATTGAATCTGACGGACTGAGTACGCGAATGTGACTGTTAGGACTTAGTTTTTTCATAAAACACCTCCAAAGATTTTTAGTATTATAGCATAAATCCCCTATTTTACAAGGGAAATAGAATCGGTAAGATAAGTTCAGAATTTAAGAAATCTACTTGACGCCATTTAGATTTTAAGGTAGAATATTATTTGTTATGGCGGTATAGCCAAGTGGTAAGGCACGGCTCTGCAAAAGCTTGATCGTCGGTTCAAATCCGTCTACCGCCTTTTTGATACATTTCAATCTTTCTTTAACAACACAAAAACCTTGATTTAACAAGGTTTTTTAATTTTATAAACAGATAATAAAAGATAAAAAATAAAATAATTTGGGGCGAATTTGGGGCAAGCTAAGCAGCTGCAAAAATCTCTTTGATGATTTCGTGATTTTGTTCTGCTAGTTTTTCCATTTGGTGTGAATAGACTTTCAATGTGATGTCTGGGCTTTCATGACCCAGTAATTTGGAAATGGTAATAATATCAATTCGTTTTAAAATCAAGTAAGATGCATAAGTATGTCTTAATGAGTGGTTACGTACCTTGCGCTTAACCAACTGCTTTATAAGTTTATTACATGCCGAATTTGATACACCGTAACATATACGGTTTTTGTCATTTTCTTTCCAGTATTTAGCTCGAAAGATAGTAAGCACGTTGATAGTGACTGCATCAATAGGAATTTTTCTTTTTGATTGCTCGTTTTTAGTTTCGCAAAAATCTTGAGTGATAGAGTAGTCAAATGCTTTATTAATGGTGATAAAACCATTTTCAAAATCGACATTATCCCACGTAAGCCCCATAACCTCCGAGAAGCGCATACCAGTAACAGCCAATAAATGCAAAGTGAAATAAGAGATATACTGTATCTTTTGACGTGTGGTGTCAATCAAATACAAGTATTCATTCTCTTCCAGAAAGTCTTCATTTTCAGACCGCTTTTTAATTTGTGACCTTGCCTTAGCTTCTTCAGCAAAATTGTAGGTGATAATTTGTTCTCTAACCGCTATTTTCATAGCACCTTTGATTTGATAATGGAATTTTTCAAGTGTTTCTTGGGCGTATTTCTCGCCGAATTCATTCAAAACTTGCTGATATTGTAGCGGTGTAATATCTTTAACTTTTGTATTACTAAAAATACGTTTGATGTGTTTCAAATTCTTTGTGTATGTTTGCCACGTCTTGTCTGTAACGTGTGGTCTTTTATAAATTTCAGACCATAGCTTAACAAAGTCATATAATGTGATATTTTCGTTTTGAAAACTATTCTGATTTAGCTTTAACTCAGCTTCTAAAGCGGCTGCTTTGGCTAAAGCTTTAGTTTTGAATTTAGATTTTGATTTTTGACGATACTTCCCATTAGCGTCTTTGTAGCTAATACGATATTCCCAACCATTACTACGTTTGCGAAAATAAGCCATTTGATTTATACCTCATTTCTGTGTTAAAATGGGTATAGTAAAGAGACCTACGCATGCAGGTTCTTACTATACATTCTATTCAATATCTGTACTCAAATTTTGGCGAAGGAGAGTGCAGTTATTTTTTATTAACTTGATTTTGTGTTATAATAACTAAAAATAACATTTTAGGGGGTGAGTAACATGGTAAAAGTTCGTAAAATACCAGTAGTAGTCGAAGCAGAACAAGTGGATACTGTCCAATATATTGAAACGTTGGAAGGTACTATGAAAGCTTCAGCTGGTGATTGGATTATTACTGGTGTCAATGGGGAGCGTTACCCTGTTAAACCCGATATTTTTAAGAAAACATATGAAATATTGTAGAAGGTTAGATTCAAGGTCTAACCTTTATTTTTTTGGCAATATCAGATGTTCTTTTGTTAAAAGCTTGCTCAATATATTTATTAGGAGAAGCTATAAAATCCTTCCATTTTACTAGCACACAATAACGATCGTCTTCGCTCCAAACATGTTTGCCATTATCTAAAGGGAGATAATAATTATAACTAAATTCCCTTATTGTAGTATTTTCATTAATCACGACAATATTATGATTTTTAAAACACTGTGAACAAGCTTGTTGACCTTTATAAATCTTATCATAAACCTCAGGTAAGACTACACCTAAAATACCATTTCGAGTCCCTGCGGAAGTATTGGATAAAGATGCTTGTAATTCACGTTTTATATAGTTTTGATTTAGATAACTATTCTCTGCACTGTATTGCCCGATAAGGTGTATTGTAACTGTAGAATCTTGCAAATAGTCTTCACGTATTTTTCGCATGATGTAATCTTCGTTTTCTGATTGTATAGGTTCATTTAACGATTTATCGATCATATCTATATCAAGATAATTTTGAATGTATTTTTTGTAGTGCATGTCATCTGATTTAAACGAAATAAAACATTTATGACTTGTCATTTACCGCTTTCCTTTCTTTTAGATGTATCGGTCTGAAGATTAGCCCAGTTAATATTTTCACTGGATATAATTGTTTCACAGCGTTCAACAAGTAAAGCAAATTTATCCTCTTCATTTTTATATACACCTGTTTGTGTTTGATACATATATTTTTCATGCCTCAATGTTTCAGCTGTTGTACGGTACTGCGTCCAGTTTGATTGGTGATTAGAAAGAGAAATTAAGGACTCGCACGCTAATATAACACTAGAACACAAAACAGATATAATTTTGAAATTAGCTATATTAAATGCAGAAGTAATGGGTACAATAGCACCAGCTAGGATTTCAATTTTTTTATACCACTTATACCATTTTTGATGTTTTTGGCTTTTAGTATCATACCAATTAATTTGGTCATCTAATCTTTCTGAAATATATTTAGCTTCATCCATGTGTTCTCCTAAAAACTTAATAATATTTTTATTCTTTCTTATTCTCCTCAACCCATTTTTCAATTTTTTTAATTTGTTCATCAGTCAATGGATTCTTATCGATATGTTCAAGAAGTTCTTGGACAAGTTTCCTAAAATGATCATTCATAAATCAATATCCCTTCTAACTGTTTAGCTTAAAAAGAACATTTGTACGTTGTTAACTTTAATCTTCTAAACTATAATCATTTACTGTAATTTGAATAGTTGAAAAAGTTTTATCTGTTGTAAATTCAAGGTTTCGTTTCTCGTTAGCCGCCCAGTCATTTTCATAAATTGTTTGAGTATCAACGGTAGTTCCCTGATCATCAATTAACTTGATATCTAGAAATAAATATTCAAAATTCAACTGAGTAGTATTTTCAGCAGTAGCAGTATAGATATAATATGAAAGAGATTCGTCTGAATTCGCTTCATCCAATGTAAATGTAAGAGAATCAGCAAATGATTTTATTGTATCTTCATTTTTGTTCTTTGTTTGAACTTCTTTTCCAGATGCTAACAATTCGTCTAAAATACTTTGGTTTTTTTCAGACACTTCAATTTTTTTGATATCATTGATTGCAATTAATTTTGAAGTTCTAGAATCATAATGTTTTTCCCAATTATCATAAAATGAATCTGAACCATACGTTTTAGCAACTTCTAACCCATTTTTTAGTTCATTTATATAAGCTAAAGCAGCTTCTTTAAGTTTGCTATCTTTAAATTTAAGATCTTGGTATTTTTCAATAACATCAAGCTCTGTCTGAGTAGCTGTTTCGTATCCTTCTTCAGTCATTACAACATCAGCATTTGCTTCATCATCAGTATATGCCCATCTGGCATCTAATGCCTTTCCTAAATCAGTAACAAAATCATTATCATAATATTTCACTTCTTTTTTGGTTGATGTTGTTCCACAGCCAGCAACAATAATACTAACAAATAATAAAGATATTACTAAAAACATTCTTTTCATTTTTATTTCTCCTATAATTGATAAAAATTATTTACTTTTAAAGGTTCTACCACAACTATTACAATGCCAGTTGTTTTTTCCGTTCTTACCGACAAGTCCAAGTAGGACGAGTGGCCAAGCAATTAAAAATCCAATACAACCAACACAACCGTTGAAATTTTTTCTGTCCTGATTCATAAATTGAATATTAGTGCTTCTGCAATATGGACAGCGCTTAGCAAACATTCCCATTTTCTTTTTCCTCCTGTATATCAGTTTTTTAAATATAATTCAGTGATTGCGGATAGTTTTTTTTACTTTTCTCTATAAATATCTACAACTTCCCCAATAGTCCTAATGTTATCATTTTCGGATAATGGAATATCATCGTATTCCTTGTTTAATGATTCTAAATAATCACCTTTTAATTTCTTGACGTAATTTTCACCGTTAACTTTAAAAATCCCGATTTTATTTAAATCGACTTGGTCTGTTAGCTTGATAAAAAGGAAATCACCATTTTTTATTTTGGGTTCCATTGAATGACCAACGACGATAGCGATAGTATCATACTCGTCTTCATCTGGTATCTCATCAGCGTCAAAGTCAACCATTGTGTCATAATCATCTTCTTGCCAGTAGCCAGTCCCTGCCGATACTTTACCAGGAGCAGGTAAGCTCACTCGTTTTCTCGTATCATATTCAGCACGTTTTTCTTGAATATCAATAACTTTGCCTTGTTCTTCGGCTAAAAGCTTTTCTGATGTCTGTACAAGCTTATTTTTACGACTATCATTTAACTTATTATAGTTGGATAATAAGATTGCTTGACGAGGGTCAAAATTGACTTTAGTTATGTTCTGTTTTGGTTTCGCCGATTCAATCGGCGGAAATAAGTCATCAATCGAAATATCGAAAGCATTAGCCAATTTAAATAATGTATTTTTCTTTGGGGTACGTAGCCCTTTTTCGTAATTAGCAATAGTAGTATCGCCCATTCCAACTGCTTTTGCTAATTCTTTTTGAGTTAGTCCTTTTAACTTTCTATATTCTTTTATTTTATTTCCGATATAGATTGCTAATTCTTCATCTGTCATAGCTTCACCTCCTTTATTTGATTAAATTATAACACAAAAATTCACGTTTTGAAAAGTTTTTTTACTTTTTCGCAAAAAAACTGTTGACACTTCACGAAACGTGAAGTATAATATAGTCAAGGTTAAGGAATTAACCGAAAGAAATTAAGAAAGGAGCAGAAATGAACGAACTAGAAAGAACAGCCCTCAATGAAATCATGAGGACTGTAACATACATTGCTGAGAAAGTCGATGAAATTGATTCTAAACTTCAATCTGATGAAACAAAAGACATTGCTTCATCAGCGTCATAATCAGCCGCGATAAATTGCGCTGCTGAGAGAATAAATCTTTTTAAATCTTGAATATCTTTGTTATCGTGTCTTCGTATATAATGAGTTTCGTCATTACCAATCCAAGCTACGGATTTCGCTAAAGCTTGTAGTTTTGGGAAATCATCTAAGTAATCAGCAATCACTTTTCCAAGCATATTTTTCTTAATGGTTTCTTCGTCTTCGGGATTCTTTAGAATAGTATAATCCTTTATTAAAAATTCTGCTGCTTTACGATAACCGACACCTGCTATTTGATCAAGTTTTTCTCGCTCTGCAACTGTTGCTTGAGAATATATTTCAACAAAAATCGGAGATACTTTTTCAATGTTTTCAGGTAATTTGACTTTAATGGGTGGTCTGTATGAATAATTAATCATTTTCGCGCCATTTGGCGTGTTGTGGATATATTCTATCGCGAAGTATTTTAAACAATCTTCAAAAGGACATCGAAAAACGATAGAAAATCTTCCTTCATCACGAAAATCTGAATTATCTGTACTTATGCTTTCTCCGACACGCTGAGGTGACATTGTCCTACCACAGTGTGGGCATTTTGAAGGAGAAGATACTGTTATAGTTTTTCTATAATCTCTAAAATCAATAGTAATATTTAATTGCATAATTTATTCTCCAATCATTTTTTATTTAATTATACCATTTTAGAAAGGGGTGAGGGCATGCAAATAAAATTGTACGAATTACGTAAGGAAGCTGGTTTGACACAAGCACAAATGGCTGAAAAATTAAATATTTCCGAAACGACTTATCGCTCAAAGGAACTAGGTCAGACAGATTTCAAACTAAGTGAAATGTTTAAAATCGCCAATTTTTTTCAAAAAAATATTGGTGATATTTTTAGCGAAACAACTTCACGAAACGTGAATAAGAGGGCGTAATTTATCCCCTCTCAGCTAGTAGTTACGGCTCTAGCAAGTCAACAAATACAAGTCATTAATCAAAACGGTAATAATTTTCAATAAAATCTCCTCATTTATTTTTTAAACTGATTCCCTTAAAACTTTAATTCACCAAATCAAAATGACTTGCTAGGGATATAACTGCTAGTTGAGAGCAGTAGAACACAATTAGAAAGGAGCAAGAGACTTATGGAAGAAATAAAACTTACAACTACTGAACATACAGTAGATGAATTAATTGGACATTATGTGGGAATGGTTTGCTATCAAGCAGATAAAAAAGACCCAGCGACTATTACGGCAGTCACTGAGTTGATAAAAGTTTACACAGACCATTTTTGAGGGTTCTTGTCTGCTATTTCAAAATAGCTAACTTGTTCAAGGTTTATGTATTGTATTTTTGATGATCTAGTTAGTTTGCATGAAATCCAATTTGGTAAGTCGATTTCATCAGTAATTTCTGTGACAGATAATTTTTGGCCGTTAGAAAATACAAAAGTAACATATTGACCTTGTTTCAAAGCTCTTTGAATTCGTTGTTTTAACATAATTTTACCTCCTTTCCAAAAATATTATATCACGGAAAGAGGTTGACTATAGAAAGGACGGTGTATCTATTTTGAACACAAAAAAGCGACTGACGGAAATCAGTCGACAAAACAAATAAAACCTATAGGAGTATTGTAACATGGATGACAGACTTTTACAAATGCTTGATGAATTTGAAGCTGGTCTGACAGAACGCAAGCTAAAAGTCATGCAAGCAATCAATGACGAAAAGAATACTTATCCGCTTGAACTAAACAAGAAACAAGTCAGCAAAATGTTTGGTGTAGACCCAACGACATTTGACGCACGTTTTAACAGCCACAAAGACTTTCCACGTATTGAAACTGGTGGCAGGGAGAAGTACCCACGAGACAGCGTTATTGAATGGTATCACGATAATTGGAAAAGAACAGGAGCTTAATCATGAAAAAACTAATTAATTGGATTTTTGCAAAACCTAACAAACAAGAACCTCAACCAGAATTCGTATTTGAAAGCTGGGAAACAAAAGCTAAACGTTATGACAATGTTATTAAAGCGCAAAATGCTATGACACGTTACATTCAAAGAGGTTGACATGATACAAGAGGTTATTAATGAAAACGAGTTCTTAAAAGACGAAAACAGACGTCTAAATAATGAACTGACGAAACATTACTTTGCAACAGTCGCAAAAGCAAATTTACTCGACATCATCATTGCTGAAGGCTATATCTTGTCATCAACACTTGATAAATGTATCAATCAGCTTGATGAAATCGACCAGTTAGAAATTAGAAAGGCTATGACAAATGGCAACAGCTAAATTAGAAAAAGAAAACGTGCTTATTATGCGAATGCATTATGCAGAAGCTACTCACCCTGAAAATGGTGAGAAAATAGACGTTTCTGTGGCAATGAACGGTGTACCTGTTATCACTTACAAAGGTCGTATAGTAACTTACGACATTCAAGAAATTGTCAACGAAGCAGTCAACTTAATTGATGAAGCGTTAGCAAAGGAGTTAAAAAATGGTGACAATTAATAAATTAGAAATTGAGAACGTCAAACGGATTAAAGCGGTCAAAATTGAACCATCAGCGAGTGGTTTGACTGTAATTGGTGGAAATAATAACCAAGGTAAGACTAGTGTTCTGGACAGTATTGCTTGGGCATTGGGTGGTAATAAATACAAGCCAAGTAAAGCAGAGCGTGAGGGCTCAATGGTACCGCCAACACTGAAAGTGACTTTGTCAAACGGTCTTATCGTTGAACGTAAAGGTAAGAACAGCTCGCTTAAAGTCATTGACCCTAACGGACAAAAAGCAGGACAACAGTTACTTGATAGCTTTGTGGAAGAATTGGCTATCAATTTACCGAAGTTTATGGAAAGCACACCAAAAGATAAAGCGAACACGCTTTTACAAATCATTGGTGTTGGCGACCAGTTAGCAGAATTGGAGTTGAAAGAAAAGGAAATCTATAATCAACGCCATGCAATTGGTGTCATTGCTGACCAAAAGGAGAAGTTCGCAAAAGAACAGCCATACTACCCAGACGCACCGAAAGAATTGGTTAGTATTTCCGAGCTTATCCAACAACAACAAGCTATCTTAGCTAAGAATGGTGAGAACGCTCGTAAGCGTCAAAACGTGACAGTCATTCAACAAAACTATGACTTCAAACAACAAGAAGTTGATGAACTAAAAAAGAAGCTTAGAGTAGCTGAACAGCAATTAGATCAACTAACAGAAGACTTGCAAATTGCACAGACTGACGCTATGGATTTGCACGACGAGTCAACGGCTAAAATTGAAGAAAACATTGCACGTATTGATGAAACCAATCGTCGTGTTCGCGCTAATCTTGATAAAGATAAAGCTGAAGACGACGCTAAACAACAACGTGAACAATACAACCAATTGACTAATGAAATTGAAGCTGTTCGTCAGCAGAAAACAGACTTGTTAACTAACGCAGACTTGCCACTTGAAGGCTTGTCAGTATCTGACGGTAAACTACTTTATCAAGGACAAGAGTGGGATAACATGTCTGGCAGTCAACAGCTTATGGTAGCTACTGCGATTGTTCGTAAGCTTAAGCCAGAATGTGGCTTCGTTTTGATTGATAAGTTGGAACAAATGGATCAAATCACACTTGAACAGTTCGGCGCTTGGCTAGAACAAGAAGGCTTACAAGCTATTGCCACAAGGGTATCAAAAGGTGAAGAATGTGCTGTGATAATCGAGGACGGTTACTCAGTCGTTAACGAAGCACATCAACAATCAACAACAGCTAAGCCAGCATTTACAGCAGGCACATTTTAAAAAGGAGAATAACAATGAAACAAACTAAAACTTTTATCGTCTTTCGTGATAAAAAAACAGGAGCTTTTCTAGTGAAATATCACAGCAAAGAAACCACTTTAGCCTTTAAATCAACGTGGAGTGATGACATTGAGGACGCTGTTTATGTTACAAAAGAAATGTTTGAGAAAGAAAACGAACGTTACAAAGGGATGTTAGACGTCTTTGGCGCAGAACCAATTGAAGTCAAAGCAGAATACACGCTCACAACATTAGATGGCGAAGAACCAGAAGAAATCAAAGTAGACAATCACAGTAAAGTTAAAGAAATGATGTTTGATGCACTTGATGACATTTTTGGAGGTGATGATTAATGCAAATTACAAAAGGAAAACGCGCACGAGCTCAAAAAGTGGTTGTTTATGGTCCTGAAGGCATTGGTAAGTCAACCTTTGCAGCACAATTTCCAGAACCACTATTTATCGACACGGAAGGCTCAACTGATAACATGGACGTTTCACGCTTGGATAAGCCGTCAAGCTATACCATGTTGAAAAATGAAATTGCATGGGTGAAAGCTAATCCAACTGTTTGTAAGACGTTAGTCATTGACACGATTGATTGGGCAGAAAGCTTAGTCATTGCAGATGTCTGCGCACAACATGGCAAGAAAGGTATTGAGGATTTCGGCTGGGGGAATGGCTACACATACACTAAGGAAGAAATGGGGCGTTTGCTCAATCAGCTTGGTGAATTGGTCGATTTAGGTATCAACGTTGTGTTAACAGCACACGCTCAAATGCGTAAATTTGAACAGCCTGATGAAATGGGAAGTTATGACCGTTGGGAGTTGAAACTCGGTAAAAAGACGAGTTCACAGACGGCACCGTTAGTTAAAGAATGGGCTGATATGGTTCTATTTGCTAATTATAAAACAGTCGTCATGACGGCTGATAATGGCAAGAAAAAGGCGACTGGTGGGCAACGTGTTCTATACACGCAACATCATCCAGCTTGGGACGCTAAAAACCGTCATGGTTTGCCAGAGGAAATGCCGTTTGATTATGCAGGCATTGCGCATATCTTTAATCAAGCGCAACCACAGCCTACACCTCAACCGCAACAAACAGCGCCTGAACCTGCTCCACAAGCACCAGCACAGGAACAAACATCAACTGCTGAACCAACGCCACAAGCTCAACCACAGGTGCAAGAAACGCCACAGCAACTGTCACAAGCGCCTGAAAGCTTAACGCAGCCTGCGCCAGAACGTCAACCTTACCAAGAGCCTAATTTAGCCTTACCACAAGCGCTGCGTGATTTGATGATTCAAAACCAAGTCACAGAGCTTGAAGTCCAAAAGGCAGTTGCTCAAAAGGGCTACTACCCTGAGGACACGCCAGTTATCATGTACGACCCAGGATTTATTGACGGTGTTCTTATTGGCGCTTGGGACCAAGTGTTTAGCATGATTAAAGATAATCGTATCTTGCCATTTTAGAAAGGAATCACAATGGAAAAAACAATTAAATTAGACTTATCAGCTATCGGTGAAGGTAGCCTACAAGAAAAAGTAGACAAAGAACTTGAAAAAATCTTTGATAACATTCTTGATCCAAATACTGAAAGCAAGCCAGCGCGTAAGTTAACGATTACGCTCACAATGAAAGCTGACGAAAGTCGTCAAACGGTTAGCACAGCAATGGAAGTGAAATCAACACTAGCACCTCAAAAAGGTACAGCAACAACTGTTCTCGTTGGTCAAAAAGACGGTAAAGTCTACGCTAACGAATTGCTTAGTAGCGTCCCTGGTCAAACCTATTTTGACAATGAAGCGGTCTTGCGCACTGACATTGGCGAACCAATCGAAGCGCTAGAAAAAGGCATTAATGAAGATGTCATTGATTTTAATAAACAGAAAGCAGGTAATTAATTATGTCAGAAAACATTAAAGAAGCTATTGCATACGGCGTTGAGTTAGCAAGCCGTGAAGAAAAAATCATCACAGTTGATGACAAACACTACTATGATGATTCAAAAGCTAATCTTGTTGAGCTTGAACCGAAACTTTATCCAGATGTACTTGAATTATGCACGCTTGATAGTTTAGTCGACTACCTTAAATCAGGACTTAACAACACTAGCTATCAACGTTTAATGGTTATTGTGGAAAGTCCAACTCAAGTGTCTGTCTATACTGAAGATGATGAAAAAGCAGTACGTACACGCCTTGTTAGTATTGAAGCACGTATCCCAAGCATTCAATATGGCTACTATATGTCATCAACTGACTTCAACGTTTATCTACAATCTAAATTTAAAGATACAGATGACCGTGACGTTGTTTTGAATTTTGCAAGCGCACTTAAAATTGACAATGGTTCAGAAATTGTCGATAACGGTGTTAGCCAAACAACGACTGTTAAAACTGGAGTAGCTAACTTAGCAAAAGCTAAAGCACCAAATCCAGTCATGCTACGTCCATATCGCACATTTGCAGAGGTGGAACAACCAGCTAGCCAATTTGTGTTCCGCATTGATAAAAATGCAGAAATGGCATTATTTAATGCAGACGGTGGCAAATGGCGTTTAGATGCAATCAACAATGTTGCTAAGTATTTAAAAGCACAACTTGCAGAACAAGAAAACATTACAATTTTAGCTTAATCAAAAAGGAGAAATAACATGACACAATTTAACAATAACTTTGACCACGAACTAGGGTGGGATGATGAAATTACCACAGATGCCAAAGAATTCGTACAGCTCGCACCTGGTGACTATCAGTTCACAGTCACTAATCTTGAACGTGGACGTCACACGCCAAACCCACAAAATCCAGGAAAATTGCCAGCATGCAACAAAGCTACACTTACACTTCAAATTGAAACTGCAGAAGGTATCGCACAACTAACACATAATCTATTTTTGCATACATCAACTGAAGGTATGTTGTCAGCATTCTTTGGTGCTATTGGGCAAAAGAAACACGGTGAACCACTTCGTATGAATTGGAATAGTGTCATTGGCGCAAAAGGTGTTTGCCGAGTAAATAAACGCAAAGGTACTGGACAATATGCTGACCGTGAATATGACAACGTTAAAGCGATGATTTACGCTGATGACGTTGATTGGACTAAAGTATTGAATGCAAACGTACAAGGTCAATCACAACAACCTACATATCAACAACCAATGCAACAAGCAGCACCACAGCAATATCCGCAACAACCACAAGCACCACAACAAGCTGCAGGATTTCAAGCTGGGCAATTTTAAGAGGTAACTAACAATGAAAACAAGAAAATTAAAGAATGATTTAACTGGTCAGACTTTTGGTTTTCTAAGGGTATTACGCCGTTCCGAAGATGTCGGGAACGGTCGTAAGCCTGTTGTCAAGTTTGTCTGCGAGTGCAAATGCGGAAAAACTATTCATGTTAAATCAGATTCCTTACTATCTGGTCACACAGTAAGTTGTGGATGTAAAAAAGTAAAACATGGATTTTCACACAAGGAGCGTTTATACCAAACATGGCTTAATATGCGTCAAAGATGTAATAATCCTAATCGTCCAGATTTTGCAAGATATGGTGATAGAGGGGTAAAGATTTGTGACGAATGGCAGGATTATTCAAAATTCAGAGAATGGTCATTATCACACGGATATGCCGACAACTTATCGATTGACCGCATTGATGTTAATGGTAATTATGAACCCTCTAATTGCAGGTGGGTAGATAACTATATTCAAGCAAACAACACTCGTAAAAATCATTTGATTACATTTGAAGGCAAAACTTATACAATGGCAGAACTTGCCAGAAAGCTAGGGGTATCTTATGCAGCATTACAGCACAGAGTAGAGCGAGGTTGGACGATTGATAGAATCGTCAACACACCTCAAAGGAGTTGGTGAAATGGAATTACGAAGCTATCAACAAGAAAGTATTGACTCTATTTTGTCAGAATGGGAGCAAGGTCATAAAAGAACGTTATTAGTTTTGCCAACAGGGTGTGGGAAAACCGTAGTTTTTACTAAGTTAACCGAGGAATTGGTTAGGCAAGGAAAACGTGTTCTTATTTTAGCTCACCGCTCGGAATTGCTAGAACAAGCAGCAGATAAATTAAAAAAAGTTACTGGGCTTGGTGCCTCGGTCGAAAAAGCTGAACAGACTTCGCAAGGGTCATGGTATCGTGTAACTGTTGGTAGTGTCCAAACGCTTCAAAGAGATAAACGACTTGAACAATTTCCAAAAGATTATTGGGATGTCATTATTGTAGACGAAGCGCACCATATTTTAGCTGATGGTTACCAAAAAGTAATGAATTACTTTGATTGCGCAGATGTATTGGGAGTTACAGCTACAGCTGACAGATCTGATCGTCGTAATCTAGGCGAATATTTCGACAGTCTCGCTTATGAATATTCAATTGTAGATGCAATCAAATCTGGTTATTTATCAAAGATTACAGCAGTTACTATACCGCTAACATTAGACTTATCGTCAGTCAGTCAACAAGCGGGTGATTTCAAAGCTAGCGAAGTTGGAACAGCGTTAGACCCATATTTGGAACAAATCGCAGATGAAATGGTTAAACAATGTTCAGACCGCAAAACAGTTGTGTTCTTGCCATTAGTTAAGACGTCTAAGAAATTCCGTGACATTTTAAACGCAAAAGGTTTTAAGGCTGCCGAAGTTAACGGTGAATCAGAAGATCGTGCGGAAGTCTTAGCTGATTTTGACGAAGGTAAATATAATGTTCTTTGCAATTCCATGCTACTAACTGAAGGCTGGGACTGCCCAAGTGTTGACTGTGTGGTTGTTTTACGACCGACAAAAGTAAGAGCATTATACAGTCAAATGATTGGACGTGGCACTCGTTTAGCTGAAGGTAAAGAGAATTTGTTGATTCTGGATTTCCTTTGGCACACAGAACGCCACGAACTATGCAGGCCAGCGCATCTAATCACAGATAGTCCTGAAGTGGCTAAAAAAATGGTTGAAAATATGACTGAACAGACTAACCAACAATTTGAATTATTGGAAGCTGAAGAAACAGCTAGTAAGGACGTTGTGGCTGAACGTGAAGAAGCACTTGCTAAACAATTGTCAGAAATGCGCAAGCGAAAAGGTCGATTAGTTGACCCGTTACAATTTGAAATGTCTATCCAGGCTGAAGATTTAGCGGATTACGTGCCTGCCTTTGGAGTAGAAATGTCTCCACCAACTGACAAACAAATAGAGGCTCTGGAAAAATTTGGTATAGCTACAGCAGAAATTGGTAACTTTGGCAAAGCTAGTAAATTATTAGATCGTTTAAACAAACGTAAAGAAACTGGGCTAACCACACCTAAACAGATTCGTTTACTTGAACGTTATGGTTTTAAAAATGTTGGTATGTGGCGATTTGAACAAGCTTCAAATTTAATAGTTAGAATTCAAGCAAACGGTTGGCGTGTTCCTCGTGGTATTCGACCAGCGGAATTTAAACCAGAATAATAAGAAAGGATAAACATGGCAGAGAGAGATTTTGACCTGCTACCATTGCTGGATTATATCAATCCTGCCATGGTAGATTATGCAACTTGGTGTCAAGTAGGCATGGCACTTAAACATGAAGGCTACACGGCCATGGACTGGGATAATTGGTCGCAAGCTGATACCAGATACAAACGTGGAGAATGTTTCAAAAAATGGGATACTTTCAACGAAGAAGCAGGTAGTGTCGTAACAGGAGCTACTATCACGCAACTAGCGAAAGAGGGTGGCTGGCAACCCGCTTCAAGTGGTCGTGGTGATTTCCATGAGCTAGATTGGGAAGATACCATTGACCGTGACTATCAAATCGTCGATAAGAACTGGATTGAGTCTAAAGAAATCAGAGAGCCATTCAATTGGCAACCTGCACAAGATTTGATTAGATATCTAGAAACCTTGTTTGACTCAACAGATTTTGTCGGCTACGTGACTGCGACATATCCAATTGAAACAGACAACGGCACGATTTTCAAACCAACACAAGGGAATTTTGACAGGACAGCTGGTGAGCTTATCCAGCTACTGCAAAAAACGCCTGATGATATTGGCGCTGTCTTTGGTGATTATAAGGAAGAAGCAGGTGCGTGGATTCGTTTTAATCCGTTAGATGGTAAAGGTGTTAAAAACGACAACGTCACAGATTTTCGTTATGCACTTGTTGAATCAGACACGTTAGACATTGGTAAGCAATACGCACTATTTAAAGAGCTTGAATTGCCGATTGCAACGCTGGTTCATTCTGGCAAGAAGTCACTACACGCAGTCGTGAAAGTAGATGCGCGTGATTATCAAGAATACCGTAAACGTGTAGATTACATCTATCAAATCTGTAAGAAGAATGGGCTTGATATTGATACGCAGAACCGCAATCCTAGCCGTCTATCACGCATGCCTGGTGTCACACGCAACGGACGTAAACAGTTTTTGATTGATACCAACATTGGTAAAGCTAATTATGATGAATGGTACCAATGGGTCGAAGATTTAAACGACGACTTGCCAGACCCTGAAGGACTGCTAGACAGCTGGGACGACATGCCAGACTTAGCACCAGAGCTTATCCATGGTGTGCTACGTCAAGGGCATAAGATGCTGATTGCTGGTCCGTCAAAAGCTGGGAAATCATTTGCCTTGATTGAGTTATCAATCGCCATAGCTGAAGGTAGCAAGTGGTTAGGTTGGCAATGTGAGCAAGGACGTGTCTTATATGTCAATTTGGAATTGGATAGACCGTCAGCACTGCACCGTTTTAAAGACGTGTACGACGCTATGGGACTTCAAGCAAATAATGTTCAAAATATCGACGTCTGGAATTTGCGTGGTAAGACCGTTCCAATGGATAAATTAGCGCCTAAGCTAATTAGACGTTCACTTAAAAAGAATTACCAAGCCGTCATCATTGACCCAATCTATAAAGTATTGACTGGTGATGAAAACAGCGCAGACCAAATGGCACACTTTACCAATCAGTTTGATAAAGTGGCTACTGAGTTAGGTTGTTCAGTTATCTACTGTCACCACCACTCAAAAGGTGCACAAGGTGGCAAGAAATCAATGGACCGTGCCAGTGGTTCGGGCGTGTTTGCTCGTGACCCAGACGCGCTTATTGACTTAGTCGAACTTGAACTGAATGACAATCTGATTAAACAACGTACTGACAAAGCGAAATGTGACGTGTTTAAACGTGCTATCCAAGAGAAGAATTTGGACTATTATCAACATGAAATTACACTGGACGACCTGCAGAGCGTTGCTCAAATGAGTAAGCATTTCGATAAGGCTATTCCTGACATACTTATCAGAAAGCCATACTTGGACGAGATCCAGAAGGCAGAAGAAGCCGTACAGATAGCCACCGCATGGCGTGTTGAGGGGACGCTTCGTGAATTTGCGAAATTCCCACCAGTCAATATGTGGTTTAGCTATCCAGTACACAGCGTGGATACCACAGGTGTTCTTGCAGATATTCAGTTGGAAGATGATAAGCCCCTTTGGCAAAAGAAAGCTACCCAAAAAGCTCGTGAAGGTCGTAAATCTAAAAAAGAAAATGCAGAAGAAAGAAAGCAAAATCTTGAAGATGCATATGAAGCACAAAGATCTTTTCATCCAGAAGAGCCAGTAACTAAAAAAGAGATTGCCGAATTCTTAAATGTTAAGGAACGAACAGTTGAAAATTATATTCAAGAGCACGACGATTTTGTTCTAAAAAACGGAAAAATTTTCAAAATAAAATAGAAATCGCGAAAACGAAAAATACGAAAATACTGACTGCGGTTCGTAATTTTCGCACGAAAATAATGCAAAATTTACGATTGCGAAAAAGCAGTTTTCTGTATAATTTTCGTTTCGCAGTAAAAAAGCAGTTTTGCGAAAATACTGCATAAAACTGCCGAAAATCTTGGGGAATAACCCCAAGTTTGGGGAGTGTTTTGGATTCGCATGTGTGAAAGTCGAATGTTACGAGAGATTGGGCGACTGAGCTACGCCCAAATCATCTCGTACCAACTTTCGACAAGCGCGTGACTGCGAATGACCAAAAGCAGTCGTAAAATCAAAAGTAGAAAAAATGAGGTGTAAAAAATGGAAGTTTATAAACAACGAATGGTAAACGAATATAGAGAACTAAAAGAACGTACTGATAAACTAGGGATTATGCTTGACAGATGGTTATTTAATGATTTGGATTTTGAACCATCTTGCCCATTTGAATTACTTGAAAGCCAGTTTCATGTAATGAAAGCGTATCTTAGCATTTTGGCGCAACGTGCTGAAATTGAGCATATTGACCTTGGTTATGACTTTGTTAATGACCGAAGCAAGGAAGATTATTGAGGTGGTAGAAGATGACTAATTTATGGGAAGAAACATTAAGAGAGTTAGCAACTTACGAAAAAACATTTAAAGATGTCAAATATATTCAAGGTTTAGATTTTGCAATTACAAAAGAAAATTTTGAACAAGTCGCAAAAAAGACTACGTATGACTCTGGTTATGGTAAATCAGAGGTGGCAGAGGACTTAGTAATCGTTGGTGATGGTTGGTGGCTTGAACGTAATGAATATGACGGAGCTGAATGGTGGGAATATAAAGAAACACCAAAACAAATTAATGAGGTCAAAGAAGTTAATCGTCTTGCAGGTGGTATTGATGCAGGTTATGTATTAGCTGAACTAAATAAAAGCACGGTGGAAAAATGATTGAATTTTTTATCCCAATGAAAAAAATTCCCACTGTCACACATCAGCAAAAGAAAGTTCGTGTAATACGTGGTAAGCCACAGTTCTATGAGCCAAACGAGCTAAAGGAAACGCGGGAAATGTTCATGGAATTGTTAGCACCATATGCACCAGAAGAACCAATGGACGGTCCATTGAGATTGACCACTAAATGGTTATTTCCAAAAATCAAAGGGACAACTAACGGTCAATACAAGCATACGAAACCAGATACGGAAAACCTGTTGAAATTACCTAAAGATTGCATGCAAGAACTTGGCTTTTTCGTCAACGATAGTCGTGTGGCTAGTGAGATTACTGAAAAATTCTGGGCTGACACAGTAGGAATATATGTGAGGTTAGAAAATTTATGAAAATTGATTATATTGATTTCTTTCAAACGGAAGTACCAAACTGGATGAGAGAAAGTAATCAGAAATCACAAGAAGTCGGTTTTGGAACAGTTGCTTACTGGGAATGGGCGAATCAGTCTATTGTGGCAATCTGCGAGAAGTACGGCAATGATGAATTAGTCAACGGTCAGTTTCACTTAATCTGGGACTGGTTAGATAAACAAGCGAAAGGAGTAGGCAATGTATGAGGTAGTATTATATTTTGACAATATGGTTGATGAGATGTATCGTTTTGGCACCTACGAAGAAGCACTTGAAAAAGTGAATAACCTCAAATGGCAGTATCGAAACAAGCGCTTATACAGCTTTAAAGTGAGAAAGGTGGAAGTATGAAAAACGAAGATTTAATGATTGGATTAATTATCCCACTTGCACTGTTTGTATGTTTCGTTGCTGGACATGACATTGGCAAACGTGAAAGCAAATCTGAAATTGCAGAGCTAAAGATTGAACTCGAAGATGCTAAAGCACAAATTAAGCTTTTAGAAGAAAATCAAGTGATTGTCTATTACGCTGACAGTTGGGGAGGTAATTATGACAACTGAATTCATACTATTTCCAGGTTATGAAATTTCTTATAGACCGTTAAATGGAACTTTAATTAATACTGTTGTACTGGAAGACCCAGAGTGTTTACGAATGACAGTTGATGAACTACTTGATGAATTCGGTGAAGTTTCGATTAGAAAGAAAGGTGAGTAAATGAAAGAATTTAAAGAAATCATTGATGGAATAGCACATTCACTGAACATGACAGTTGATAGCTTAGTTAAAACTTATCCGCAATTAAGGGCTGAATATTCTTGGTACTACCTATGTGATAAACTTCAAGTAATTTTCAGTGTACTTCTCTTCGTCTACACATGTTTTGCCCTTATATTTATAATAGCTTGTCACTTTAGAGCAAATGATGATGACTATACAGAGGAGAGTGTTAACACACTATTCGCTGTTTACAAGGTAGCATTTCTAGGTGTAGGAATTCTTTTGGGAATAATTTTGGTAGCAACTGCTGTCAAAGGCTTCACAAGTCCAGATGTGCTAATCATTGACAGAGTACTAAACACTATTACACAAGGAGATTAATGACCCACAACGGTATCTAGCAAGGTTCGAGTCCCTGCGTGGGTATTAGGCTAGGAACTTAAAACAATAAAGAAAGTAGGTTCCATAATGAACATTCCCTAGTCGGTGTTCTAGATCTTAATCCAATCTTATTCTTTTATCAAATCATTGATTTCAGTTGGTATCTGTGACGGTCTTTAGTGTGGTTCGATTCCACACACAGATATACCCAGAATATTTTTTCATAACAAAAGGAGGTAACTCCTTCTTACACAAATTAGTATATAGCTGGTTAGTCTACTGGGTGGCTAGCTAGCAAAACAGACTGAAATACTTTAGAAAAGAGGAACTCCTTAAATCTTTCTGTAAAACACTCTAAAGCAGTTTATCAGCCGACTGTGATTATTTGAAGGCGCTGCTATATTTCCTCATGGTAATTCAATGTTTGGGTCGTGCGCCTGCCCATTTTGTGGAAACACAAAAAAGTCCCTGCTTACACAAGGACCTAAGATATATGAATGACACTTATATTATATCATAAAGGAGCTGTGTAAGTAGTGGGAAAATTGAGTAATTCGCAATTAAAAGCACTTGATGAACTGTTATTTGATTATGTGAGCATTGACCATAAGATTGCAGTACGTAAGCTAGAAATTAGTGACGTTCCAAATACAGATGAAAACGTAGGTGGTGGACGCTCTAACGTCGTATCTAAGCCAACAGAAACGACAGTAGCACGTTGGGATAGTGACCAGCGGTTAAATAGCCTGTATGCGCAGAAAAATGCAGTGGAGAATACGTTGAATATGTTAGACGACGATATGGAACGCATTTTCTGGCTACGTTGGGCAAGAGGTAGTGTGAATACCTGGGACGCCATTGCTGGTAAAATGCACATGTCAATCAAGACAATTTACCGCAAACGTCAACGCATTTTAGAAATTTTTGCTGATTTTTATGGTTTTTCGTAAAAATGACAAAAAATACGATATTTTTGTCACCTAAAATGCGATATTATGGTATCATCAAATGTTTATGATAAGGACGAGGTTTCTTGAGAGGTCTTACTCGTCCTTATTTTTATTACGGTCCTGCAATGAGTCGAGCCACGTCGGCTGTCATTGAAAAATAAATGGAAGTGAAAAATATCTCGTGAGCGGATAGCTAAAAAACGGTATACAATCCAGGTTGAGTGTATCATGCTTGTTTGTGCAACCTTTTGGATAAGCAGTAGGAACATAGCTCAGATGGTAGAGCAACTGACTTTTAATCAGAGGGTCACTGGTTCGAGCCCAGTTGTTCCTGTTGCAGTCACACGTTTGTGTGGCTTTTTATTTTAGATTGGGGGTGATGGAAAATCACTAAATTAACTTTAAAACAACAACGTTTTGCAGATGAGTACATCATCTCTGGAAATGCAACGGATGCAGCTATCAAGGCAGGTTACGCTATAAGGTCGGCTAGAGCTATTGGTCAAGAAAACTTGACAAAACCTGACATAAAATCTTACATTGACGAACGCTTATCTGAAATCCAATCAGAAAAAATAGCTAATCAAGAAGAAGTTATGCAAGTGTTGACTTCGGTTTTACGTGGTGAACGTGAAGAAGAAGTTGTTGAATTGAATAAAGAAACTGGTATGTTTGTTAAAACGACCAAAAGGCCCGACACATCAGCTGTTATTCGTGCAGCAAACGAAATTATGAAACGTTATCCACTGCCTAAAGAGATTAAACTCGAAGCTAACGTCACAACAAACAAACTTGACGGTATTTTGGCACAGTTAGAAGATGATAGCTCATGAGCGACATGATTCTATCTGATAAATATAAAGCGTTCTTGCGACACAATGCGAAAGCCGAAGCTCTTGAAGGAACAACAGCTGCTGGGAAGACAACGGTTGGTGCTTTTAAATTCATGTTAAAAGTCGCTAAGTCATCTAAAAAGTTACACTTTATTGCTTCAAAATCAATTGGTGACGCGGAAAAGAACATTATTAATTCTGATTTGGGGATAGTTGATATTTTCGGAGAGTTGGTCGATTATCGTGGGAATGGTAGTCTTGATTATAAAATTCCACATTTGGTTTATCACGTCGATAACAAACCAGAGAACGATAAGATTGTTTTCGTTCTTGGGTACGAAGATAAAACCAAATGGAAAAAGGCGCTGGGTTCACAATTTGGTTGTGGTTACATTGATGAAATCAACACAGCTGATACAGACTTTGTTCAAGAATCAACTATGCGTTGTGATTATTGGATGTGTACTATGAACCCAGACGATCCAACATTACCAATTTACGAACAATACATCAATCGCTTTCGTGCTTTGCCAGAGTACGAACGAGACACTCCGAAAGAAATTCAAGAAGAATTAGACAAACAACCAGCGCAACCAGAATGGACGTACTGGTTTTTTAATTTCGACCATAATGCAGGACTGCCAGAGGATAAAAAACAGCAAATTATCAATACGGTAGCTCCTGGGACAAAGATTTATAAGAATAAAATATTAGGGCTTCGTGGTCGGTCGGAAGGTCTTATTTTCTCTATGTTCGAGAGACAGCACAATGTCATTGCACGCAAGCAAGCTAAATCGTTTAGCTATGCGCAGTTTTCGTGTGGTGTTGATACGTCTTATTCTGAACAGTCAAACGACACAATCGCTTTTATTTTCCAAGGTATTACGCGAGACGGTAAGCTAGTAACACTTGCCGAACGAGTTTACAACAATAAAGATTTGAGCGGTGATAAGATAGCGCCGTCAGATACAGTCGAGCTATTGCATAAGTTTCTAGATGATTGTAAGGACGATTGGGGCTTTGCACGTAGGATTTACGTTGATAACGCAGACCAAGCAACAATTATGGAATTGAGGAAATACGCTAATAAATATGGTCTGCTATACGAGTTCATGAATGCGAACAAGAAAGTCAAAATCATTGACCGTATTAATTTAATGGCTAGCTGGATGAAACAAGGTTACTACTTTGTCGTTGATGACTGTGAAAATCATTTACATGAATTAGATGTCTACAGCTGGAAAGAAGGCAAGGATGAGCCAGAAGATAGAAACGACCACACCATCAATGCTTGTCAGTATGGCTTTATTCCGTACATCAAAATGATCGGTGAAAGGCAGAATAATTCTAACCAGTTCGATACGCTTCGGGCTGGTTTTGGTTTGTAATGAAAGGATATTATGGCATATAGAGAAACTTTTGTAGATAGCACAGGCAAGAGCAATTTACTTGAATTACGTTTCCACCGTGAAGCACGGATGAGATACAGTGTTCATGATTTAGACACGTTATTTGCTGATGACTATCGCTTACTTAAGGAAATACTACATCACCACGAAACAATACAGAGACCACGTATTCAAGAACTGCTTGACTACGCTGAGGGAAATAATCACGATATCAGTAAAGCTGGTAGACGTCGTGATGATGACATGGCAGACACTCGTGCTATTCATAATTTTGGACGTGCAATTGCTGTATTCAAACAAGGGTATTTGGTTGGCAATCCTATTCAGGTTTCTTATGAGGATGACAGCTATCAGGAACAATTGGACGAATTAGCTAAGCAAAATGATTTCCACCAGCTAAACCGTTCACTAGTACTTGATTTGTCTAAGACCGGTCGTGCTTATGACTTGGTTTATCGCGCACAAGATGATACGACACGAGCAGTTAAGCTAGATCCGTTAGGGACATTTGTCATTTATGACGACACTCTGGAGATGCACAGTGTCGCTGGTGTACGTTACTATCAAGCTAATCCGTTTGATGACAAGAAAAAAATTGTTGAAGTCTACACGCCAAGTGACATTATGACGTTTGAATATGACGGTACGCTTAATGAAATCAGCAGAACCACACATGCGTTTGAGTTAGTTCCAATTACGGAATACATGAATAATTCAAACGGATTAGGTGATTATGAGACAGAGCTGTCATTGATTGACTTGTACGACGCTTCGCAATCTGATACAGCTAATTATATGCAGGACTTATCAGACGCTATTTTGGCTATCATAGGTCGTGTTAATTTCCCAGCCGACTGTGACACAGCAGCGAAGCAGATTGAGTACATGCGTAAAATGCGCAAAGCTCGTTTGTTAAACTTAGAGCCACCTATTGACCAAGAGGGTAACGAAGGAACAGTTGACGCTAAGTATTTGTACAAGCAATATGATGTTAACGGTACTGAAGCTTACAAAAAACGTGTTGTTAATGACATTCATAAGTTTACCAATACACCAGATATGACCGACGATAATTTTGCTGGTGTTCAGTCTGGTGAAGCTATGAAATGGAAAGTGTTTGGTCTTGACCAGGAACGTGTTGACATGCAAGCTTTGTTTGAAAGGTCTCTTAAACGTCGTTATCGTCTAGTGGCTAACATTGGTAAAGTTGCTCGTGAAATGACAGATTTTGACGTGTCTAAATTAATCATTACATTTACGCCGAACTTACCTGCAGACACAGCAAACATTGTCACAAATGCTAAGAATCTGTATGGCATGGTCAGTGATGAAACTGTTTTTGATATGCTTCAAACGGCGACTGGTGTTGATGCTAAAATTGAAATGGAACGTTTGAACTCCGAAGAACCACAAGAACCAGAACCACGAATTGGTGAGGTGACCGCTGATGAGCAAGAAGCACAATGATTACTGGTCAAAGCGTAGTGATGACATTATGCACTATGTCGACGGTACAGACATTGATATGTTTGCTGAATTGCAAAAGGTTTATGTTGAGCAATCAGCAGAGCTCCAACGTGATTTGTTTGCATTTGTGACTAAATATGCAGATGATAATAAAATGAGCTATTCTGACGCCCTACAGCGCCTTAGAGGAGTTGACCTATCAAATTATCAAGCTAACGCTAAGAAGTACCGTAAACAAGCTGAGAAAGACCCAGAATTGCTCAAACGACTGAATGAACAGTATGCTGGCTCGAAAGTGACACGACTGGATGCACTAAATCTTGAAATGACGTACAAAGTTGGTGTCATGCAAGGTGTTCTTGAAACGTCATTTGAAAATTATCTGAAGTCAACTGCTAAATATGCTTATAAGAAAGCCATGGGGGGCAATAGTGGGGCTTTAAATGAACCAGCGCTGAAAGAACTTATCAATACACCGTTTAATGGTCGAAATTATTCGCAGCAATTGTGGGGCAATACTGATGATTTAGCCAGGGATTTGAGAGATGTTCTAAAACGTGGTTTCATTCGTGGTGATGATGTTCGTAGTATGGCTGGTGAGCTTGCCAAAAAATACAATGTGGCACGTTCACGAGCTCAAACACTTATTAGGACAGATGGAACAGCTATTGTCAATCGTTCAGCTATCAAACGCTATGAAGAGTCTGGTTTGGAATTCTATCGCATATCTGTACAGATGGACAATAGAACGTCTGACATATGCATTAGGATTCATGATGAAGATAAACGTTATAGAATTGATGAGTTCGAAACTGGTGTAACTGCACCACCATTTCATTATAATTGTCGGTCCGCTGTTATTCCTGATGAAGATGAGTTAGACGAACAATCGTTAAGAAATATTGGAAAAGTAAATGTAGATAGCTTATTTGAAGATGTATCAAAGATTTGGGATGAAGTTTCTCATGGCGTGGTAGATAGAGAACAAATAAGAAATAAGTTGCAAGATAGGTATGATATAGGCGTTTTATCGTCTAAAATTAGTCGATATGCGGCATTTAATAATGTTTATATAGACGGCAATAGTTTATCTTCATCTTTGCGTTCTCATGGTCAACAGTATACTTTAGATGAATTTAAATTGATTGAAGATGTAATTAAAAAACCTTATTTAGCTCTTGATAATTCTTCAAGGGTGGAAGGCTCACTTCTTCTTTATGCTAAAATACCTAACAAAGACCGTTTAGTTATGGAAGCAGTTATTATTCCTCGTGATGAAATGATGATGATTCATTTCAATAAAGTAGGTATTAGGCAAGAGAAGAAGAATAGAAAAAACAATGTAATACTTTACGAAAAAGGCAAAGAATAGTATAATATAGGTGAGAAAAGATAGAGGTTGAGAATCTGTCACCAACACGCCGCTTAGCTAGCGGGTCAGAAATGCGGGAGCCTCGACAGTCCCGCCTATCTTATTACTATTTGCGCTTAGAGTTATAATCTAGGCGCTTTTTTTGCACCCAAAAAGGAGAAGATATGTTTATTTAGCAGTTAATTTTAAACGCACTAGGCTTGTTAGTTTTAGTGATTATTTGTGGTTTCATTGCTATTGCAGTAAAAAGTTTTATTAAGGAATTGAAAAAATAACTTGGCTGAACTGTTCGGAATTTCCGAATGGTTCTTTTTGTGGAAGATTACTCAAGTGGTTAAGAGGGCAGGTTGCTACCTTGCTAGGCGTGTAAAAGCGTGCGTGGGTTCGAATCCTACATCTTCTGTTGACGTGGCTAGTCATTAAATAAGCCAAATAATAACTTACTAGCGTGGCTTATTGCGTTAGGTATGGAAATTACATTCGGACAAGACTAGAAAACGTGAGACGTCCGTTTTCGTGGCTTTAAGAACGTTTGGGAGTATCTAACAAGATAGGACTAGCATGGAGGAATAAAAATGAAAAAAGAACTTTTAGCGCTTAACATGCGTAATTTACAATTTTTTGCTGATGGTAGCGAAGCTGGTGCTGACGACAACGGCGGTGCAGGCACAGAGGGCAACGAAAGCAATAACAACGGTAATGATAACGGTCAAGAGTTCAAAGGTCCGCAATCACAGTCAGAATTAGACAGTCTTACGAATAAAGCTGTACAAAAGGCTTTAGAGAATTACAAAAAAGGTGAGCAAGAACGTATTAAACAACGTATTGCTGAAGCTCTTGAAAAAGAAAAAGATTATGCTAATTTATCGGCTGCTGAGCGTGCTAAACGTGAATTCGAAGATAGTAAGTCAGCTTTTGAACAAGAAAAAGCACAATTTGAACACGAAAAATTAGTCGTTCAAGTTGAAAAAGACCTTGTTTCAAAAGGTTTACCAGCTGAATTTGCCGAATTGTTAGCCGTTGGTGATGCTGAACAAGCACTTGAACAAGTCAGCAAATTTGAAAAAGCCTTTAATGACGCTGTTAACGCTAAAGTCAAAGTATCATTACGTCAGCCAGCACCTAATGCAGGTGGTAATGGTGCTTCACAAACGAATTATGGTGCAAGTCTTGCCAAAAATTCAATTAAAACTGGTGAGAAACTATTTTAAAGGAGAGCTTATATGCCAACTAAGAAATTATTTGGAAATGCTGAAATTCTTCACAATTTACCTTACGAAGCGATTTCGGTTACTGTTGATAAAACAACAACAGGGACAGTTACAGAAAATGCACGTACTATTCTAAAAGCTGGTACGTTAGTAGCTGGTGATGGTGCTTCAATTTTTGCTGACCGCAGTAAAAAGGTTAAGGCAAATACAGAAGCACCAGATGGTGTTTTACTTTATGATGTTGACGTTACAGAAGGTGATGCAGTTGCAAGTCTTGTCTATCGCGGTACTTTGCGAGAAGACAAAGTCAATGGCGGTACAGTACCAGAAGGTGCTAAAACTGCATTAAAACACATTCAATTTGTGAAAGGAGTCTAATTTATGCCTTTAATTTATGATGTTATGACAGCGGGGAATGTGTCTGGTTACTGGAATGCTAGCCAACAAGCAGTTGATTCTACAATCGGTGAAAAAGTGTTCCCTGCTCAAAAACAACTTGGACTGAAATTATCTTACGTCAAAGGTGCGTCTGGTCGTCCGGTCGTATTGAAACCGTCTGCTTTTGATACAAAAGCAACACTTCGTGAACGTATGGCTGTTGAATTGGTTGATAAAGAAATGCCGTTCTTCAAAGAAGCTATGCTCGTGAAAGAAGCTGACCGACAACAATTGAACCTTATTGCTCAAACTGGTAATCAAGCACTTATCGACACAATCACAGCTGGTCTGTTTGATGATGCAACAACGTTACTTTCTGGTGCTCATGCTCAATTAGAAGCTATGCGTATGTCAGTACTTGCGACTGGTAAGATTGCTGTTATCTCAAACGGTGTTGCTCTTGATTTTGATTATGGTGTAGCTGATGACCATAAAGGAAAAGTCAAAACAGCGTGGTCAGATGCAGATACAGCTACACCGCTCAAGGATATTGACACAGCTATTACAGCGATTGAAGAGCTTGGTAACAAGGCGGAAGTAGCTTACATGAGTGCTAAGACATTTGCGCAACTTAAAAATGCTAAATCTACAACAACATTGATTAAACCGCTTGCACCAACAGGAGCAGGAGTTACTAGCCAAGAATTGAAAGACTATATCCAAGATAATTATGGCTTGACTATTGTTGTTAAATCAGGTACTTACAAAGATGCTGACGGTAAAATCAAAAAATATTTCCCAGATGATAAAGTCACTTTTGCACCAAATGCGGCACTTGGTAAAACAATGTTTGGTACAACGCCTGAAGAATCAGATTTGATGGGTGGTAACAACGCTGTTGAAGTGTCTATTGTTGATACTGGTATCGCAATCACAACTAAGAAACTTGATGATCCAGTTAATGTTAAAACTAAAGTGTCTATGATTGCTTTACCATCATTTGAAAATATCGACGAAGCTTATATGCTTAGCACTACACCAGAAGTTTAATTGGGAGGTAGCTAATGGTTAAAGTGATTGCAGGCTTTCGAGACAAGGAAACACAGATTGTCTATGTAATTGGTGACGATTACGAAGGTGACCGTGTTGCTGAGCTTACAAAAGCTGGTTTCTTGAAGAAAGAAGCTACAAAGAAAGCCACTAAATAATAAACAGGAGGTGTTCAATGACGCTGACACCACTTGATGAAACTAAAATTATCCAAAATGTTAAATTGGATTTAGAAATTACTGATAAATTGCAGGACGGTTTGTTAAAAATGCTGTTAGACCGAGTGGTAAAACATTTTAAAGCAGAATATGGCGTGTCTGACATTGACGACGCCTATTCTTTTATCTTTGAGGATTGTGTTATCAAGCGATTTAATAGACGTGGTTCAGAAGGGGCACAGTCAGAAAGTGTGGAAGGCCATTCAGTTTCCTATTATGAAAATAAGAATGAGTTTCTACCCTATGACGACATGTTGCAAAAAGCTTTTGGACAGTCTGGGCAGTCACGACCAGGACGGGTGTTTATCCTATGAGATATGCTGATAGAGTTATTCTAATCACAGAAACGACCGAAGCTGATTTTTTAGGTGATAAGGTTATTAAGAAAGAAAGCCAACCGATACCATGTTTTCGTGGTGGACTAACCATTGAAGAACAAATGGCAGTTTTTGGTAAGTACAGTCTTGATAACTTTAAGTTATACCTAAAAGGCTACTATGATGGATTTGAAACAGTAAAATATCACGGTAAGACGTTAATGATTGCTGGCAAGATTCATCACAACAATCACACGGTAATTTATTTATGAGTATCAAATACAGCGTTAGAGGTGTTGATAGGTACGTTCAAAAGCTAAAAAACAAAGGTAAACAAGCGCAGACTGCCACAGACAGACAATTAGAGTTGTCTAGCTTACGCATTGAACGTAGCGCGAAAGTAAACGCACCAGTTGACACAGGAATGCTGAAAAATACGATTTTTTTAGTCAAGGCAGGCAAACTTACTTATAAGGTGGTTAGTCCTGTTCGATATGCGATATATGTGGAGAAAGGGACCCGTAAAATGCGCGCACAGCCTTACTTGAAACCAGCTATTGACGCTGAACGACCTAAACTAATCAGTAATTTACGCAAACTATATGAAAGATAGGTGATATATGACGACTTATTCACCATCAACTTTTATTTTAAAAGAACTACACGATAGGTTGGAAGTGTTAGCTATTCCAATCTATTTTAAATTGCCCAATTCTGACGTTTTAGAGCCTTTTATTGTGATTGGGTCTAATTCATCAGATACTTCCAAAACAGCGCAAACTGGGGCTGTTATTGAGGATATCACGGTAAATATTGACGTCTTCCTAGATGGTTCAAGTAGAACTAATGCAGAAGAAATTAAATCTAAGGCTTTAAGAGCGTTAGGGCGCAGAAATGCAACGGCTAACATCATTCCAGATAATAGCATAGGACGTGAAGTGTATCACGTTTCTATTGCTGTATCTGACACTATTTATTAAAAAAGGAGAATTACATGACAGAACAAATCAAAGTAACGACTGCTAAACCATTGTCTGGTAAAAAGGTCTTTTACTTCATTCAATCTATTCATGCTAAAATTGGTAGCAATGCAATCTTACCAGCTTATCGTACCGATGGTACTTTAACACTTGGTGCTGAATATTCGGACGAGCAAACACAACAAGGTCTTTTGCTTGATAAAACAAGTACCAGCCATGAAATCGAATTGACGACTAAGTTTGCACCAAAAGACCCTTCAATTGAAGTTATCGAGCAAGCGAACGACACAGGAGAATCAGTTAAGATTTGGCGTGTTCTTGTTGATGAAACATTGAAAACGCAAGCTGGTGAACCTGCAAAAGATGTTTATCCTGCGAAATTTGGCTATGCTAAAATCGGTGATATTGAATACAACGAAGGTATTGAAGACATTATCGAAGCTAACTACACAGCAAGCATTGTCGGTAAGCTAAAAAATGGTAAATTCCCATTGACTGCCGAAGAAATTGCTTTGCTTAATGAAGTCTATGACTATCAAAATCCGGGCGAAACAACTGGTGATTACGATAACATCAAGAAAACAGATGAATAATCTATCAAGGTTGGATATTACATCCAGCCTTTTATTTTTTAGTTAGGAGACAACTCACCTTATGGAATTTAAAGTTAAAAATAAAATCATTGAAATCAAGTTTGATTACCGCACAATGTTTAAAGTTGACAAACAACTTGCCACTAAGAACAAAGATACTGGTGCAAGTAATAATGACGGTGTGGGAACATTATTTAACAACATTTTAAATCGTAATGATGAAGGACTTGTTGATTTAATTCTTTTATCAGCTAACAAAGCATTTAGCAAAGCTATTTCAGAAGATGACGCTATCACAGCCATTGAAAACTGGTTGGCAGATAACGAAGCTGAAGATACAGAAAGCTTGTTTGAAGAAATTCAACAAGAAATGGTTGATTCTGGTTTTTTCAAGAACAAGATTTTGAAATATATCGAAAACTTGGAAACAGCAGTAGAGTACATGAAAGCGCAAGAGGACAGCGAAGCGCTTCAAGTCGAAATTACCGAAAAACTTATTGGCAAGATGAAAAGCGCGCTATCTTAACTGAGTGTGCACGTCTTGGTTTAACAGATTTAGAAACAATCTACGCTTGCAATAAATGGGAACTTGACGCGATTTTAGAAGGGCTTCATTATAGACAAATTGATTTTCGCGAAAATCTGTCAGAACTTGCTATGGAAATGCGTTACACTATGAACGCTAAACGTGCTAGTGCCAACAAACTTAGCAAGAGAAAAGATAGAAATAAAGTTAAACAAGCCTTTCATGCAAATGACAATAAGCAAACAACTAATAGTAGTCTTGCTGAACGTCTGCAAAAAGTTAATGACCATTTTATGAACAGATAACACAGAAAGGAGGAGTTATATGGCAGAATTTGATGGCTCGATTTATGCCTATGTCGGTGCTGATATTGCTGATTATCAAGCGGCAATGAATAAGATTACAACTGCAACACAGCGTGCTTTTGAGAAAGCACAGGATGCAGCTGTGAATAATTCTAATCGTTTAGTTCAACGCGTTGGTCAAATTATGGCACAGTTAGCAAACAATGGCGAATCACTTGGTAAACGCTTAGGAACAGCATTTAGCACAGGCTTAAACTTGTCTATTGGTGAAATTCAACGTATAGCTTCATCAATTGGTGAAAAGATTCCTCAGCCCATAAAAAATGGGTTTAATACCGCTTTAACAGCTATACAGAGTGGTGTCAACTCAATAGCTAATAAAATCCCTCAGCCTATTCAAAACGCTTTTACAAAAGCAACTAGTTCAGTTTCTAGTTTTGCGACATCGGCGTCTAGCAAGGTTAGCTCAGCATTTAGTACGATTAGCTCAAAAGTAAGCAGTGCTTCAAATACAATCAGCAATTCTTTTGTTGGGAAAGTAGGAAGTAGTCTTACTAGCTTAAGTAGTAAAGTTGCAAGTGTTGCGACTAAAATGGCTAGTTCGCTTGGTTCTGGCTTTTCGAATTTATCGAGCAGAGCGACTAATGCACTTAATGGTGTTAGTTCAAAAATGAGCGAGCTGGGAAGTAGCATTACTAAAACTACTTTGACGGTTACAGCTCTTGGTGCGGCGTTTGCAGTTTTTCAAGGCTTTAAGGCTGCGGTTGTTGGTTCAGTTTCAAAAGCAGCAGAATTCGAAGAAAAAATGAGCAACATCAAGGCTCTTACTGGTGCTAGCTCTGAAACAATGAAGCAATTCAATGCGGCGGCTCAAAAAGCTGGTGCAGATACTGCATTCTCAGCCAGTGAAGCAGCTGACGCTATTGCTGAGTTGAGTAAAGCTGGTGTTGATACCTCAGCTATCCTCAATGGTGGTTTGACTGGTGCTCTTAACTTGGCAACTGCTGGTGAACTTAGTTTGACAGAAGCAGCGGAAGTTGCTTCAACTGCGCTTAATGCCTTCAAATCTGATAATTTAAGTGTTGCTGATGCAGCTAACCAATTAGCGGGTGCAGCGAACGCTTCGGCAACAGATGTACATGAATTGAAATATGGACTTTCTGCAGTTGCGGCAGTCGCGTCCGGTGTTGGTATGTCGTTCAATGACACGACTAACGCCCTTGCTGTATTTGCACAAAACGGTCTTAAAGGCTCTGACGCTGGTACATCTCTTAAAACAATGCTTTTGAATTTGTCGCCACAAACCGATAAAGCGGCAGCTCAAATGCAACAATTAGGCATTATTACTGCTGATGGTGCTAACCAATTCTATACAGCAGAAGGTAAGCTTAAGTCATTTAGTGAAATCTCACAAATCTTACAAGATAGCTTGAAAGGTTTGACTGCTGAGCAACAACAGAACGCTCTTAAGACAATGTTTGGTACTGACGCCATTCGTGCCGCTAATATTGCTATGAAAGAGGGTGCTGCTGGTGCAGACGCCATGCAAGCTGCAATTAGTAAGGTAACTGCTGCGGATGTCGCTAAAGAAAAGCTTAACAACTTAAAAGGTGCCGTTGAATATCTTAGCGGTTCGTTTGAAACATTACAAATCAAAATTGGAACAGCAGTTTTACCAATTTTGACAGATTTAGTTCAGTGGTTAGATAAGTTAGTTAGCAAATTTAGTGAATCAGCTGGATTGCAAAAATTCTTAGATTCACTAACAGCTTTAGAACCAGCTCTTGACCATATCTTGAATGGTACTAAGTTAACAACTGACCAGATGTCTAAAGCACAGGATGCTGTAAGCAATTTAACACCTGCCATTGCAGGATTAGTTGGTGCATTTGCCTTTGGTCCTGCGTTGAAATATTTAGGAAGTTTAGGAACTACAATGGGAAAACTTGCTGTTGAAGCTCAAACTTCTGGTTCTGTTATAGGTAATGTTTTTGGGATTATCTCTACTGGATTGTTAAAACTAGATAATGATGGAAAAGCAACTGCTGAGGGATTTCGCAAAGCAGCTGGTCAGGGGCTATCTGCAATGTCCACTATGGCAAATGGAATTACTTCAGTTGCAAGCGTGGCATTAGCTGTTATTGGTCCTGCAGCAATTCTTGGCTTAGTTATCGCTGGCCTTGGCCTTATCAATAGTCAATTTGGCACACAGATTGACCAATTGTTGAATATAGTAACGACTAAAGGACCACAAATTATCCAAAATTTGGTTGCTGGTATTACTAGCAAGATTCCAGAATTGATTGCCTCTGGTGCTGATTTAATCGCTAAATTTGCCAATGCGTTTACAGTTATGTTCCCAGTCATTGTCCAAGCTGGTGTTGATTTAATCTCTAGTCTTGTTCAAGGTGTGGGCGCAAACGCTGGTAGCTTAGTAGCGTCAGCCATTCAAATTGTCGGTACGTTTATTAGCTCAATAGCAAGCGCATTACCGCAACTATTGTCTGTAGGTATGGACTTTATTGCAAATGTCGTCAATGGTTTGGTTCAAAATTTACCTTTGCTTTTACAATATGCACAACAAATTGTTGATAATTTTGGTCAAAGTTTGTCTGCTAACATGCCGAATATCATTTCTAAAGGTATTGAGATTATTACTAACTTAGTTCAAGGAATTATCCAAAACTTACCAACAATTCTTGCAATTGCTACGCAGGTTATTACTGGATTCATCACAGGATTAGCTAGTTATTTACCTCAAATCTTGCAAGGCGGTATTCAAATTATTGTCATGTTGGTTCAAGGTATTCTACAGAATTTACCTAATATTGTTCAATCAGCAGTACAAATTATTCAGGCTTTGATTCAAGGAATAATTGAAAATCTGCCACAAATCATTGCAGCAGGTATTCAACTTGTTGGACAGTTGGCCGTTACAATCATCCAAAATATTCCACAAATTCTTGCAGCTGGTGTTCAACTTATTGTTGGACTTGGTCAGGCAATGCTTGAAGCTATTCCTAATGCACTTTCTGGTGTATGGGAAGGCATTAAGTCTGGTTTCACTTCGTTGTGGGACACAATCACTGGTAAGAGTTCTGAAACGACTGCAAAAGTTAGCACTGATGTTACAACAATGACAACAAATGTCGGTACTCAAACCAGTCAAATGAGCGCACAAACTAGCGCTGATACAATGTCAGCTCTCAATAGTATTAGTCAAAATACGGGTCTTGCCAATTTGAATGCAACGAACAATGCTACACAAATGGCTTCGAATGTTAATGCACAGACTGGTATTATGAGCGTTCAAGCCCTTAATGATTCCATTGCTATGGCTAATGGCATCAATACTAATACAGCACAAGCAAGTACAAACGCCACAACCAATGCACAGAACATGGCTAACGGTGTTAATGCTGCAACATCTAGTATGAATCTTGATGCTGTTAATCAAGCGCTTAGCTTGTCAGCAGGTGTGTCTAGTAACATGCAAAATGCACAGGCTAATGCAACGAGCGCAGCACAAGCGGCAAATAGCGGTGTTACAGCAAACTTTAACGCAATGCAAGCAAATGCGAATAGTTCAGCTAGCGGTTTATCAAACAACGTGACATCTGAGCTTAATTCAGCTGCTTCATCTGCCAACTCAGCGTCATCACAAATGGCGTCAAACATCACTAACAACTTCAATAAGGCTAAGTCATCTGCAACATCAGCTATGAATGGTTTAGGCTCAACGGTTACTAGCGGAATGAATAAAATCAATAGTGCTGTTCAATCTGCTGGAAACAAGATGAATTCAACGTTCACTAATTCGTTTAACAAAGCGAAAAGTGCTGCACAATCTGGTATGAATGGTGTCCGTTCAGCTGTTCAAAATGGTATGAATGGTGCTGTTGCAGTAGCAAGCAGTGCAGGTAATCACATGGTATCAATCATGTATAGTACTGCAGGTGGTATGCAATCAGCTGGTTATTATGCTGGTGCTGGTTTTGCTAGTGGTCTTGCAGGTTCGGCAGGTTATATTTACGCTGTTGCAGCTGGAATAGCAGCACGAGTAACAGCAACAATTCGTAGAGCATTAGACATTCACTCACCATCTCGTGTGATGAAATCACTCGGTGGCTATACTGGTGAAGGCTTCGCTATTGGCATGTCTGACTGGATAGGTAGAATTAACGACATCAGCAAAGAGTATGCCTTAGCTGTTACTGACCAAAGCTGGTGTGTCAACAGCACTATGGCGATTGCTGGTAGTGTTAGCACATCTGGTGTGTCATCATCACTTGATAGCTTGTCAGATGAAGTGAAAAACACTAGCTTGTCAGAGCCAGTCTTTGAAGTACATAACGAATTGGTTGGCGATAAGATTTATACGACCGTGAAACAACATGAAGCGCGAGAAAGCGCCAAAGATGACTACTTTAATTATTAAGAGGGGGTGAATAATGGATTTATTAATTACAAAAGGGACAACGTCAGTTAAACTGTCTGACTATGGTTTTTACAATATTGATATTGACGATAGCGCACCGTCCATCTCTCTTGATAAACGGTCTGTTACTGGTCGCAATGGTACAGTCTTTGGTGGTGCGACATTTACTGCTAAAACGATTAAAGTAACTGGTCGCGTAGCAGTAGCAACCATTCAAGACTTTATGGCTAAGAAAGATGATATTAATGGCTTGTTGTTAGACGACGAGCCATTTTATATCACCAAAATGTACCCTAACAATGCTGAGTTTTATAATTTCCAAATACCTGGGCAGACCACAGGTGATTTAGATTTAATTGGTCAAGAGCACACAGCTTGGCATTATCGTTGGAAAGTAACTGCTAGTGAGCCGACATTCTCATTTGTTGGAAATTCTGGGCAAGGGTTAAAATATGACTTTTCCGTAGTGTTTACCACAGCAGAAACGCCATATGGAGAAACAAAACCTAAAGATATCACGTTAAGTGGTGGTAGTTTTACTTATGCAGGTACAGCTAAGCTATCACAGTTAGAAGTTCCATTTGTTGTTGAGTTGACTTCGACAGGTGGTCAGTCTGGCTTTTACCTTGAAATAGGTAAGCGAAGATTTGAGTACACGCAGTCAGGGAATATCAATTCTGGCGAGGTATTTAAAATCACAGGAATTGAAACAACTAAAGGTCTAGTTAATGTCAATGCTAAAACCAATTACGGTTATTTTGTGATTGAGCCGACACCAACAAAAACAGTCACTTATAAGACTAATTTCAATGGCTCAATTAAGATTTTAAATTTCATGGAACTTTACAAGTAAAGGAGGTGATAGATTGATTACATTTTTAGATGAAAATGACGTTGAATATGGCGCTCTGTCTACTATCAAGGCGACTAATGCTGTTAACGGTGAACGGTCGCTAACTGGAACAATTGTATCTGGTGATTACGTTCTGTCTAATATTGAGCGTGGTTGGCGATTGCGATTTGACGATGAGTATTACGTCGTGACTTATGCTAAACCAATTGATGAAGGTAGAGACGTTCAAGTGACGTTTGACGCTGTTCATCAGTTCTTCTGGGACTTTGACAAGTCATCAGTCTATGACCAGTTGACAGACGGTTCGCACACCTTTGTTGCTTATCTTGATTTCATCTTCAAGAACAGTGGTTATTCTTATACAGTCGATTCTGCATTAAACGTTTATGCATTTGAAAAACAATCATTTGGCCTTAAGAAACGTTTGACACTTTTTAATGACGTTATCACATCTACTGGTGTTGAATTTCAAGTTAACGGTAAAGTTGTTCGTATTTTAGAAAAAGTTGGCACAGACTTGTCAACAGTCGTCCGTAAAAACTTTAATATGAACGAGTTGACGATTGAAAAGAATATCGGCGATTTTGTCACTTACCAAAAAGGTTATGGCGCTTATTTTGACGAGGAAGACCATTCCAAAGGACGGCTAGAGGTTGAATACACAAGCACCTTAGCCAGTGTTTATGGCAAGTTAGAAGCCGAGCCACTCGTTGACGAACGTTACACACAAAGCAGTAGCTTGTTATCTGCTTTAAAAGAAAGCGTTGATAATTCTTACACCATTTCTGTTAGCCTTGACATGGAAGACTTGACTCGTGCTGGTTATAAATACACACAACCAATCGCTGGTGATTATATTATGGCAATTAATGAAACGCTTGATTTTCAAGAAAAAATCAGAATTGTGTCATTTACTAGCGAGTACGACGTTCAAGGGATTCTTGTCAAACACGAGGTGACTTGTAATGATATTGGCACAGCTAAGAAACTAACAGCTAGCTACAATACAACAAAACGCCAGGCGTCAACTGCTTCAGCAAATGCCACAAGAGCTTACAACATAGCTAACAAAGCTCTTGTTTCAGCAGACGGAAAAAATACCAATTACTATGGTAATAGTTTTCCACAGGATACACCCAAAGGCACATTAAAGACTGGTGATTTATTGTTTTTGACTGTTGGTGATACAGTTAAGCAGTATTATTGGAACGGCGCAGAATGGATAATCAATCCAGTTGTTAGTGACGTTGAGGCATTTAAGGAACAGATAGCTGAGGAACTTAAAGACGTTCCAGACCGTGAAGAATTCGAAGCGACTATTGCGCAAGAACTCGCCACGTCTAAAACAGAACTTGAAACGCAGATTGACACAGCTAAAACGCAAGCGGAATCAAACGCCAAAACATATGCTGATGAAATCAACCAAGCCACTGCAGAAGTCGCAGAACAAGCGAACATGACTGCTAACAGCTTGAAATCTGATTTAGCCAAAGTGCAGACTGATTTAACTGCCACAACGTCAACTGCAAATGCTGCTAAGACGTCAGCGAGTGAAGCCAAACAGCAACTCACCACAGTAGCTAACGATTTGAACACTGCTAAGCAAGACTTGCAAACACAAGCTAGTCAGTTGACTGCACAAGCTAGCGCACAGTCAGAATTGACTAAACGTGTAAGTAGTGTTGAAGAAACCGCAAATGGTACGAAGTCGACTGTCAGCGAGTTAACTAAAACAGTAGCTCAAAATGGTAAAGATATTACTAGCGTTACTGCACGAACCAAAACAGTTGAAGATGACCTACTTAACACGAAAACAACGCTATCGCAAGTTAAGACGACTGCGGACAATACCAGTCAAAAAACAGCTACTTTAGAAACTGGCTTGAATGGACTTAATGCGAAGTTTGAAACTTTGAAAATCGGTAGTCGAAACTATTTCAAAAATTCAAAATCACGTAAATACTATATTGATAGTAAAGAAACACAAGACGTCAGAACTTATATTGATGAGGAATTTTGGCAAAATGATACTCGTTTTACTAAAAACTACGTGAGAATGTCTTTTGATATTGCTTTCAACCCTGCCTTGCCAACTGATTTCACAACGAACGTACATTTTAGTGCAAGTCCTTGGTATAACTGTGGCGGTATTACTTTTAAAGGTGGCACAACTGCCTTACAACACTTTGATTTGAAGTTTAACTTGAGTGGTGCCGGTAACAGCTACAAAACGGATAGTGTATTCATTCGTTTAAATAATACACTTCCGCTTAATACAGCTGTAAGTCTTGAAAACTTTAATCTCTACTTATCTGCGGTAGTTGAAGACTATAACCAAAATGAAGCCGACATTGAATCGAAAGTCGCTGAGTACAAGCAAACAGCAGACCAGAACTACGCTAGCTTGCAATCAACAGTTCAAACATTAGACGGTACGGTTAAGCAGAATAAGTCAGAGTTCGACCAAACAGCAAGTCAGATTAAAAGTAGTATTTCAGCAGTCGAGGGTAAGATACCAACCGAAATAGGGTCATCTAACTTATTGCGAAACACTGCGGTAAATGCTGATAACTTAAAACTTTTTGGAACAGCTAACTCAACAGTTAGCATTGCCACAAAAGATGGACATCAGACGTATAAAATCGTAGTGTCAGCTACTAACAATTCTGGTGCGCTCTTCAACGGTAACGCTCAATACTACAATTTAATCAAAGACAGGTATTACACGTTTAGTTTCTGGGTTTTAACTAACAAAGATAAGACCTACAGCAGTGGCAGTCTAGGTCATATCCAAGCTATTAACAATAATAGCGATCAAGTTGGCAACGATACTGTACACCAACACACAACACCTGTTTATAGTACAAATACTATAAAAGCGAATACGTGGACAAGAGTTTGGTGTACGTTTAAGGCTACATCAAATAGTTACTTTAAACCGTATTTCTGGTATCTAACGGCTGGGGATGAAATTTACATCTATGACATGATGTTAAATGAAGGGAAGATTCCTTTAAGCTATACGCCAGCAGTTGAAGACACACAATCTGACATCACCAACCTAAATACAACACTAACTCAAACCGCAAACGGTCTTGAACAGCTTAGCACGCAAGTAACGTCGCAAGGAAACACAATTACATCACACACTAACTCGATTAATTCATTATCAACTGGTTTAAGTGCCAAAGTCTCACAGACTGATTTCAACATGTTAAGCGGTCGTGTGACAACTGCCGAAAACAACATCACAGCGAAAGCTAACGAGTTGAGCAGTAAGATTAGTAGTTTAAACGTTGGTAATAAGAACTATTTACCAACGTCACGAGTAATCAATCGTGGCTGTACTAATTTCAGTTACAGTGAAACGTCTAAGAGCTGGACAATGACAGTACCAGCAAGTTCAACGACTTTTGGTAATGGTATCACGTTCAACACAAGTGGTCTTAATATTCTTTTAAATGGTAGCGAAACGCTATTCTTTGGCTTGATGATAAAGGCAAGTAAAGCATGTTCTTTTAACTACGACATTAACAACGCTTTATCTGGTTCAGCGTCAAATGATAACGACGATAAAGGCAAACAAGCGTGGTCGCCATCCAACAAAAGCATTCCAGCAAATGTTTGGACGAGGGTTTGGTTTAGCTATACTGCTAAAGCTAACGTGCCAATCACAGAAGCTAACTCTAATTTTGGTATTGTCAACAACACCGAAGCAATCACTGTTGAAATCAAAGAGGTTATGGTTGCTAAGTCAAACGTACCTGTTGATTATCAAACGCCTGATGCTGATTTTGAAGCTAAGAATACAGAATTAAAACAGACTGCTGAATCAATCAAAGCAAGTGTGTCTGCGTTGGATAGTTCAACGGTTAAGACGGCTAGTTTAACCATTAATGCAGACGGAATCGTCATGAAAGCTGGCAAGTCAACGACTGATGTTGCTAATGCGATTGGTTCTTATTTTGCTGTTAACCAAAACGCTATCAACTTATTCTCTGATAAGATAAACGTCAAAGGTAGCATGATTGTTGACGGTGCTATCACAAGCGCCAAAATAGCCAGTAAATCGATTAATACGGCACATCTTAACGGTAAAATCATTACTGCTGATGTGATAACCACTAATGCGATTACAGCTGACGCGATTAAGGCAGGGGCTGTTACGACTGACAAGATGACAGCTAATAGTATTAATGGTGACCGTATTACAGCAGGCACGTTGGATGCAGCTAAAATCAAGGCTGGTAGTATTACAGCTAGTCAGATTGCTAGTGGCACGATTACAAGTAGTCAAATAAAATCAGGGACGATTAGCGCAGCGAATATTGCTACAGGTGCAGTAACCACTGATAAGATTGCAGCGAATAGTATTAACTCAGATAAAATTGTATCAAGTGGTATTACAGCGAACGTTATCAAAGGTGGTAAATTACAATCACTATCTAATGCAACTAATTTTGAACTTGATACTGGTAAACTTTTCTACAATAACAACAATACTGGTATTTTTCGAGTCCAGGACAACGCCAGCACAATGGGACTTAAATTTTCAAATACTAGTATTACAGTTAGTGGAACTAGCAGAATCTTATCACGAGTTATCTTAGGTGGTGACCGTCGCGAAACAACACTTGATGATGGCAAATGGGACCAAGGTGGATTTTCAGGAATTGTAGTCGAAACCATTAATGGCGTTGCTGCAAATGACCATGAAAGAGCAGATTCTTTGCGTGTAATTGCCGATAACATTTATTTTGGACACAGTTATAACAAAGACGTTGCAACCAACACATCTGCTGCAGGTTGGAAAATGGAAACATACAGCCCTAATTCTACCTATACAGGACATGTTGTTATGAAACCCTTTGGGATTAATTCACGATACGCAGATATTGTAACAGGTGATGTTCGACTTGATAACGGAGATGGTTCTGGTTACTGGGTTCGTGGTTGTATTCAAGTTTTGAGAAATTGTTTCCAACATTTCTTAAACGGTGGAACATCAGATGATGCAAAAAATGCAATTAGAAACGCTTTAAGAGATATTTCAGGAGTTTAATATATGGATAAACAACAATTAATTATCAATGAATTACTTAATAAATTAGCAACTGCACAGTATGAAACAGTGCAATTGCGTGCTGAATTAACAATTGCTAATCAACGCAATAGAGAGCTGGAAGATAAGCTAGCTACGTTGATGCCCAAAGATGATGATTTGAAAGGAGGTGATGAATAATGAGAGCATGGCAAGTTATTGGGAAATACCCAATCTACACTGATGGTGTGATCACGCACACTGAAATCACATTAGCTACATTGTCTGGTAGTTATGGCACATTCACTGAACGTGTCATTGGCGACCAAACAAGTAAAAGTAATGATGAACTTATTGAATTAGCTCGTGATACGTATTTTAAAGCAGAATATGCCGACAAAGCTATGCCAGAAGCAGTTCAAAAAGTTGATGAGATGTCAGTGAGCGTTGATGAAGCTAACAAAAAATTAGTTGAAGTAGAATCAGCAATTGGCAATCTAAAAGCAATGGTCACAACTGTAACGAGTGCAGTTGCAGAAGCTAAAGAAGAAACAGCTAAAACTGTTGTTTTAGTAAAAAACGCAACTGACAGTGTTAATCAATTAATGGAAATTTTGTCATTAATTGATATGTCAACAGATGAAACAGCTGAAGAAAATGGAGGACAAACAAATGAAAATTAAATTTCCTGAAAAACTAATTGAATCATTCGCTAAATATTATGCTCTACAAATCGAAATGGGTTGGATTACAATTGATGATGTTCCAGAACAATTCAAAGAGCGAACACAGTATTATGTTGATTTATCTAATCAAAATAAAAACTCAGATACACAACAGCCTTAGAAATGAGGTTGTTTTATTATGTGGAAACCTGAAATCATTAGTATGTTTTTAAGTGCGTCAGTCTCAGTATTGACGCTCTTTACTTTTTTTCAAAGTCGCATGACGAACAGCGAACGTCGTACGACAATTTTGGAAGAAAAAGACAAACAACAAGATAAAGAGTTAATCGAAATCAAGAAGCGCTTAGATAATCATGACAAACAGAATGAAGCACTTATTCGACTAACAACTGAAATCACTAATTTGAGTGAGAAAGTCGAAAAAATCGATACTAAATTGGAGGAGTTATCATGACAGTTATTTTAATTGCTGCAACAGTTGTAGCACCTATTATTTCAGCTCTTGTGAATGTTATAAAAGAACAATTTGGATTGAATGGCAAACTTGTTTCCGGGCTTGCTATTTCAATTGGTGTTCTTGTAGGACTTGCATATGCTTTTACTATTGTTCATGGGCAATACGCTGAATATTGTTGGGGCGGTCTGATTGCTGGCTTGTCAGCGATTGGCTATTATGAAATCGCCTTTAAAGAAGGAGGAAGCGATGAAAAATAAAATCAATCGTGTATTAGTAGCGTTTGTAACTTTAGCAACCTTATTGTTGCAATCAACGGCTTATGCTGCAGTTGGCGACCAAGGTGTTGACTGGTCTCGTTACCAAGGCACAAATGGGATTTTTGGGTATGCGCACGATAAATTTGCCATTATTCAAATCGGCGGTGTCAACGGTAGCGGTATGTACGGACAGACGACATACGAAACGCAGGTGGCGTCAGCTATCGCACAAGGCAAACGCGCACATACGTATATTTGGTATCAAGTTGGTGGCAATGCTAGTCTTGGGGAGCAAGTGCTGAATACATTCTTGCCACAAGTTCAAACACCTAAAGGCTCAATCGTAGCGCTTGATTATGAAAGTGGAGCTAGTGCAGATAAACAAGCGAATACCAACGCTATTCTGCATGGTATGCGAATGATTAAAGCTGCAGGCTATACGCCTATGTATTATTCGTATAAACCTTACACAGTCGCTAACGTGTACGTTGACCAGATTATTCGTGAGTTTCCGAATTCACTTTGGATGGCTGCTTACCCAGATTACAATGTGACACCAACCCCAAATTACAATGTCTTTCCAAGTATGGACGGTGTAGCAATCTACCAATTTACGTCAACATATATTGCTGGTGGTCTTGACGGTAATATTGATTTAACTGGTATTACGGACAATGGCTATACTAAGAACAATAATCCTAAAACTGAAACACCATCAATCTCTCAAGGTCAACAAGCAGACAGTACGCCTAAATCTGACATTGCTGTAGGAAACCAAGTTAAGGTTAAATTCAGCGCTGGAAGTTGGGCAACTGGTGAAGGTATTCCAGATTGGGTTAAAGGTCGTACATATGACGTAGTACAAGTGTCCGGCAATCGTGTATTGCTTTCTGGCATCAATTCATGGATTAATAAATCAGACGTTGAAATTATTTCAGTAGCTAACACACAAGCAACTCAAACGACTACAACTAGCACTTACACAGTACAATCTGGCGATACGCTGTCTGGTATTGCTGCTAAATTTGGTACAAATTATCAAACGCTAGCAAGCCTTAACGGTATTTCAAACCCAAATCTTATCTATGCAGGACAAGTCCTACAAGTGACTGGTTCAGCAAGTACTGGTTCTGTTTATTACACAGTTCGCGCTGGTGATAATCTTTCAAGCATTGCAAGTCGCTATGGCACAAGCTACCAATCAATCGCAGCACTAAACGGTCTTGCTAATCCAAACTTGATTTATGCAGGTCAAACACTTAAAATTAAATAGCAAACACTTTAACACGCTCTCGGCTTAGGCTGGGGGCGTTTTTTTGCGTTAAAGAAATAAAAAAATACGTAAAAACAGTATTTTGATGTTGCAAGATATAGAATAATAATGTAAGATAAAGATGGTTAAAAGACGATTAAAGTTCATTAATCGACCTCCTTTCTAACCCAACGTTTCTTGTCTATGCGTTGAATTCGTAGTGATACGAACACATAATAGAAGCACATTATGTGGCTTGGCAGAGCTTAAAAACTGTTCCTCGGCGATAAGCCTAAAAAGCACAATGAGGAGTTAGAGAAGTTGCTTATCTCTAATCGTTAACCCCGCTGGAGGTTTATCCAGCCGTGCTTTTTTATAATATACAATATGACCGAAGAACTTTCTAAAAATATTTAGTTATGGAGTAATACAATGATTGATGTATTAAAAATTGTCAATTGGTTCAAAGTTCGAAATTATTCAGACATGAAAACTAATGATAATGTTGAAGCTTTGACTCAATTAAAAGTAATGAAATTATTGTACTATGCTCAAGGTGTATCGTTAGCCTTATATGATAAAGTATTGTTTCCAGAAAAAATTCTAGCATGGAAATATGGACCAGCTGTTCAAGAAGTGTATGATGTATATAAAGGTTCAAGAGCAATAGTCGATTTCACAAGTGACGGGATGAGTGATGAGGAAATTGGAGATTACCAAGAAGTAAACTCCAATCAAGAAGTGGCACTTATTTTAAATGCAGTTGTTGACGCATACGGCGACATGTCTGCAATAGAATTAATGAAGCAAACACATGAAGAAGCTCCGTGGTTAGAAACAACTCAAAGTCAGGAAATTGATGTTAATCTAATCAAAGATTTTTTTGTTAGAGAAATAGTTGAATGACAAAAATTAAAAGCAAAAAAGTAAAAGCAAGACCAAAAATAAAGTCTAATAAACTTGAAGATTTTAAACCAGAATATGTTCAATTTAATTTTTCATTTATTACTAAACACGAGAAATATAATCTAGAAAATAATAATTCAATCCATACGCTTTTGCTGGAAAAAATTTATTATTTATCTTCTATGGACTGGGTTCAAGTGTTGGCTCTTAGGAAGGAGCAAGGAATTGAGACACTTAGCTCCCATGCGTTAAAAAGATTCACTATACCTCCCGAATTCAAGGATAGACGAGACGACTATTGCACTGATAAATTCTTCGTGTTTCGCTTAAAAAATCAAGGCAGAGTAATTGGAAAGATGATAGATAAGACATTTTATATACTGGCTATTGATACAACATTTGATTTGTATAAACATTAACACTCTAGCGCAAGCTAGGGTTTTTTTAATTTTGCTGACCTCGGGAAAATTGGCAGTCATGCACGTTTATGGTATAATAGGCATGTAAGGAGTAGAGAGGCTTTACATTACACACGAGTTTTGGGCTAGCTTTTGCTAGCTCTTTTTTATTGACCTACTTTATTTTAAGAGAAGCCAAAAGAATTTCATCAGCATTGGGAAAATCGGGCATGAGTATTATCACTAAAATGATGGGGTTAATCTTAACAACAATTGGCATTCAAATGTTGGTTACAGGTATACAATTGACTTTTCATCTAAGCTAAACAAGTGGTAACATTTGGATATTTATGATATAGTAG